GCTAAAGCGGGTCACCAACAAAACATTGGACACGCAACATACATTAAAAATAAAAGAATTTCAAACTAAACAGAGTACTATAGACGAAAAACAAGAAGAACTTGGCACTCTAATTACATCTATTCAAGATATAACAAAAACACCTCTATCAAACTTATCCAAAAGTGAATTTCAAGAATATTTGGAATTATCGGACAAAAAGAATGATCTCGAGAGAGAAATTTCAAAAATACGTAAAAGCATTGACGAAGTTGATTATTACATCGATACTGCTGATATAATTTTCAAATACTATGATATTGTCGAAAATGGCAATGTTTTAGACAATGAAAATGCGCAAATTGTAACTGAAAATAGTATATTGAAATTTTTCTCATCTTCTGATAACTCCAAACCTGAAGATGAAAATGAAAAAAAGGATGATGATAGAGCTTCCTTACTTGAAAAGTATATGGAATGTACCGATGGAAATTACCTGAAATCTGTACAACAACAAGAGTGTGAAAATTGTCCTGTCTGTGATTCGAAAAACAGAACTTTGTTGGTGAATGACGGTCTCATGTACTGTAATGAATGTTACACTATTGAAACCGTTATTATAGACCACGAAAAGCCTTCTTACAAAGACCCGCCTAAACTTTGGGCGGTACAGTCATATTGGCTAGTTTGGTTACAAAACCAAGCGACATATCTCGTTGCGGGAAAAGTCCTTAGGTATCTGCTATACTTTGTGTCAAAATTATGCAGATTTGGAAAATCCGCAGGTGAGGCAATAATTTGCCCATTTCAGAGACTGAATAGATATGGGGTTTATACAATATAAACCTTAAGATACAGTCCAGCCTTGTATGAGAATACGAGTGAGAGATGTGAAAGAAATCTCATATTTCAGTTATAAGCGTCTGAATCACCTAAATGAGTGGATTAGTCAAATCCAAGGAAAAGAATCAACAGATATTCCAACAGAAGTATATGATCGAATTTTGTTGGAAATTAACAAACAAAGAATTACAAATATGGCAGAAATTACACCTGCTAAGATCAAGAGCATACTTAAAGCCCTACGCTTAAATAAATTTTATGAACACACTCCGCATATCATAAATCGTCTTAACGGGGCACCAACTCCCAATTTTACACCCGAAATTGAGGAGAAGTTAAGACAAATGTTTAAAATGATCCAAATTCCATTCTTTAACCATGCTCCAAAGACCCGCAAAAATTTCTTGTCTTACAGTTATACCATTCACAAGTGCCTTCAATTACTGGAACTTGATGAGTATCTGACATTTTTCCCTCTCCTTCGCAGTAGAGAAAAAACATTCGCAATGGATCAAGTATGGAGAAAGATTTGTGAGGATCTAAAATGGGACTGGATTCCCAGTCTATAAAATTTTCGCTACATATCGATGTGGAACGAGATGTATTTAAAATTTAATTAAATACGTTAAATTTTAAATTTAGTAAATTATTTTTAATTATTTAAAGATGCAATGGTACTAATAATACATGGATATCTTTCATAAATTAAAAGAAGAGTTCACTAGTGAAGATGAGAAAAATTTTCTTACACACTTTCAATGCTATTTGGAATATGACCAAACAAAAGACTTTGTCATTGATTTATATGACGTCATTGATTATCTTGGCTATTCACGTAAAGATGTTATAAAAAGAATATTGATAAGAACATTTCAAAATTCAGATTATATTGTAACAAATGGAAATGAGAATGCTATAGGTAAACATGGTGGCCAGAATAAGGAACGTATTCTTATGACGCCAAACACATTCAAGGAATTATGTATTAAAGCTGATACTGAAAAAGCTCATCAAATTCGCAAGTACTATATCAAAATGGAGAATATACTTTTCAAGCATATGACTGAGAGGATTAAAACCCTTTCGGCTGAAAGCCATTCTTTCAAGGAGAGATGTGCTCTTCTCGAGAGAGAGCTAGATAAGCACAAGACCCGCGAGAAAAAGAAATATGAAATCGGAGATACAGTGTATATTGTAAAAGAAAATGATGTTTTCAAAGTGGGTTCTACAAGCAATATGATGAGTCGTGATAAGACTTATGATTGTCATAGTAATATTGCAAGAGTTGTCTATACAAAACGTTGCCGGAATATGAAAATGCTTGAAGATATAGTTCATCATCAACTTGCTAAATATCAAATATACAATAGAAAAGATTGGTTCAAGGTAGATTTTCAAACAATACGTGATACAATTGATCAAAGTCATTTTTTCCTTGATCACGAAGAAGGCTCTTTTACTCTTGATGAAAATGCATCGAATGAAGAAGAAAACACAGGAGACTTTCCAAATGAAGATCAATCATCTGATTGCAGTTCTTCAGAAAGTGAAGATGAGGATGAAGACGAAGAAGAATGTGAAGAGTCTCAAAATATTGTCATGCTTGACAAGAAACCACGTCCAAAGACAACTTATGGTTTTGGTGAAAAGTTGTTAAAACTTGAATTAAAATTTAGAAACGAAGCAGAAAATCTAATTTATGGATGGGAAGACAAAACTGCTAAAGAACAATCAGAATGGATACAAAACAAAGTTGAAGACTATATTAAAAAAGTCTTAACAAAAATTGATTGGGCTGATAGTATTTATAAAAAACATAAAGGCATAACCGAAGTTGAAAAACTAGAAAAAGGATGGTACTTTATAACAATTCGTCCTCATCCAGACCTCAAATTTCACAAATTCAAAGAATTCATTGAAAAACTTTTCAAACGCAAAGCATTCAGTGAAGGATTTTATGTTTGGGAACAAAAAGGTACATCAAAAGAAACAATGGGTGAAGGCTTTCACATACACGCTGTAGTTAAACAAAACAGCCCAAGTAAAGGAATGGGATATGTTAAGGAAATTATTTATTCCACAATGAAAAAATGTGAAGTTGATGACAGCATAGGGGCTGGAAATTATCCTATACGAGCATTAAAAACTCAAAAAGAATTAGATAGTGTGCACCACTACACGGAAACGGAGTTTTTTAATAAAAATACTCCAGAAAAAGAAGAAGCGTGGAACTACGATAAGCCCTGGCGGGCTTCCGTAGGCTTGTCCTCTCTCTATCAAGTTGGAGAGAGAACAAGCAAATATGAGAATATAGAAAAAATTACGCGGCAGTGTCCGTAGCAACAGTACTTGTACCTATGTTAATAATATGGGGTCTGTAACTGTTGGTAAATTATTTTGATAATAGTATCTTCATCTTGTACCCAAGAATATCTTACTTGTTTTGTCTGTACTACATCTATAGTAGCCGATGCTGTAGTCACTGAAGTATTTGTTAAAGTTGAATGAATATTGCAACAAAGAATTTTTAGCATCAACTGTCCATACGGGAGAAAGAATCCGATTTGGATTTTATGGTTTGAGTATTAGAGGAAATGAGTTTGTTGGGCAAAAGTACAAACCCGGGAATAGAAAAATGATAGAGAAATATGACCCCGAAACTTTAGAAGTTTTGAAAACATATGGATCAATTACCGAAGCGGCTATTGATATAAATGTTTCTGTCGCAGCAGTGAGTATGTCAATTTCCCGTGATCGTATTTTGCGTGGTTTTCGTTTTAGACATGCAAATACTGAAACAACAGAGTAGAAGAAAATTAATGTTGTTATTTCAAATTGTCGTCTATATCATTCTTTTCAAATCAATATATTTTCTTCCAAGAAAGCATCTTTGTCCTAAAATAGTCCTTGCATATTCTTGTAAAAGGATTCCATCACCGAGGATGTCAATAAAATCCCCTGCACAATTCAGATTATCATAATCATTTATTACAAAGTTCAAATATTTTATTCTCATATTCTCAGGATTGCCCCGCATGTAAAATATTTCCATTGTCTGTGGTAATTTGATATCAAAATCGGTAATCATATTATTACTAATATCAAGACATTTCAATGATGTAAGTTGGGAACGAGCCTTTATTTTTACTAATTTGTTGTCAGAAAGAACAGCCATTTCTATGTCATCAGGGAGTTCAATTTCAGTTATTTCATTGCAACTACAAAAAATCCATTTGAGATCGTCGCTAATATGGATTGTTTGAAGTCCCATATTATCACAGTCAACAACTTTCAAGCCATACGGAGTATCAAAATGGTTTAATTTCCCGGTAAGTTCTATTTCTTTAATATGTTTAGGTAAATTGTATAATTTGTTTACATTGCTTTCATCAACATCCTTGAAGCACACCTTTTCAACATCTTCGGGAATATTTGATAAATTATCATTAAGAGATAAGGAAAACATTATATGCTCATTTAATAATATTCTTAAATGGAACGGGCTTTATTAGAAGTAATGCAAAAACGTAACGCATTCTATAATAAATCTATCAATTGTAAAGTGAATGGTGTTCTTGTTAAACATGATGATATACAACCATTTTTGAATGAATTAGTAACATTTTCACAAGTAATAAAACAATGTCCAGAGTCTACATTTGAAAACTTCATTCGTAGGAATGCTGTAAAGTTATCAATGTTGCGTATGACTTTGATCGTAGATTCACCAAGGCATGTTTTTCATCACACATTGGAACAAGATGTGAAAAAATCACTAATGGCAGTTTATAATGTAATATATTCAACTTTGAAATATAAGCAGTATTGGGAAAATAAGGAACGGCTTGCAAGTAAAACATTTACAGAGTTTTGCAAAGGGGTCACTTATTTCAAATCTGAATTTCAACCAACACGTTGGCCAATGTATCATAGAAATGCTTCTTGTGGATCAGGACGCCTTACAAGTGATTCTAGGTTTGTGAGGACTTTGTATGGTCCTGATTCGTCAAAATATGTCACAAGATGCTTGCTTGAGAGACGAATATACGATCTCATATATACACATATTGTAGGAATGCAAGATATTGGACACAAGTATGAACTTGAAAAAGTTCAACGCATTTATGAAAAGTACCACCCAGAAGAGGCAATAAAGATAGGGCATATTGATTTTGAAGGAATGCTACCAATAAGAGTGCAGGTAGATGTATATATAGCAAATACAATAGTTTCATCTGAAATTTATGAAAAGACGTCATACAATATAAATGAATATATGGATGATGTTTATTGCTATAAAAAAGATCTTGTGAAGCAAACATGTTATGAAAAAGTACAAACATTTGATAATGCCAAAGAGTGGTCTGAAACGTCTGATATAGACACTACTCCGAATACACAGAGTAAGATAATATTATTTTCAAATGCCGTATAGTTATTGTGAAACAATATTTCTTCCAAATTGAATAGTAATGCCTTTCCCTGGGTTGTTGTAACCAAAAAGGAGCAAAAAATCATTTAAAGCTAAACCTCGTGTATAATTCATAAATGACTCTCCCAGACCAAACAAATATTGATCTTGTAAAACGAGCACTAGAAGTTCTGCAACGTATGCGGTCTTATAATGTCTCACCTGATTTTCATCTTCCGTTCATCTCACTCGTTGAAGAGTGTTCCAAATAATGATAATAAAAAGTAGATTTTTTAATTTTTTCGTGCTCTTGAAGAAACTAGTTTTGTTTTATAATCTTGTAAACTTTTTTATAAAACTTACGATCTTTCCAAGCACCTTGACACCTTCTTATTTCGTCATTGAATAATTGAACAAATGCTGGTATACAACAATAAAGACCTGCGGTACCGATAAACAAAATTGTCACTGTTCCCACAACTGCTCCATGGAAAATAATGCGGCCGTCACTCTGAAGTATCTTGGACTTGTATCCAATCAATGCCAGCTCCTTTTGCTTGTTCTCCATTCGGAAATGATTTTATGGTTCGGTTGTTGATATGCTTGTTGATTGGTATAAAATATATATCATCCTTCATTTTTTTCAATTATTCTACAAATTTTGAAAAAATTGATCCAAATAAAATATTTCAATTATGAAACTTAAGCCAATATATGACAACAATGTTCACCATCAAGGCACTTTTCTGTATGGGAGACATCACTGCCGATTTGGATTCCGAACAAAAGTCGGAAATGGCAGAACTCCAGTTATACAAAATTTTGTATAATCTGAAAAAAGAAAAAAACATTGCACGTGGAAAGATATCTTCGTGTCAGATGGAAATTTTAACTATAATAAAGTCGGACAAGTCCAAAACATACAATGCCCAAGAGAGAATCCAGACTTTGAAAACAGACATAAAGAAATTGAAGGATGAGTATATTCAGCCATATAAGGAGTACAAAAAAAAATATCGAGATGCTGAATTGAACAGATTCAGGAAACCACTCCCAAACCCGCTGTTTCGGCCGGAGGTTTCCCCAGCAGAGGAGTCCCCAATTGGTAGCGTGCGTGTTGGTGGTACAATAATAAGTGACAAAAAATTTGCAAACACTACCACAAAAATAAGTGACAAAATAAATGCAAACACTACCACAATAACCAAAAACAAATCCGTGAATTCTAATAATACAAAACACAAAAACTCGCACAACACCACAACTACAAACTCGCACAATATCACCACACACAATACATACAACATATCTTTTGGTCCCATCCAGAATCCTCTTTTTGGAAATGCGCCAGAGGAAGCCTCGGCTCCCCCCATGCCATCTGCAGATAACGATATGGTGTGTTCCATTTGTATGGAGAACCAAAAAAATACGGTGTTTGGTTGTGGGCATTTCCTGTGTGCCAAATGTGCGAAAACTAGTACACAGTGTCCATTTTGTCGCAAGGTGGTCGATGTGCGTATTCCCGTTTTCAGTTCATAAATGTTCCCGCTCTGCCATAACCTCTTCTATTGTACGCATATGTGGTGTTTGAAGTTCTCCTAAATCCTCAGTTGTGTTCGCCTCTTTGTAATCAGATAGACATGTTTTTTTAATATAAACAGTATAACTCTTCAATGGGTCTTTTTTCTCAAAATCAAAATAATCCCCAGTACTTTTGAATTCAATTGGATCTTTGTATATTGTCAAAGTACCAAAATCATTTCCAAGAGGTTTGTCCTCTTTTTCCTCATATTCCATCATATCTACATTTGAATCAAAACTTGCATACTCTGATTTCTCCATAAGGTCACCATACCCGCTCTTAAAAGACATACCATATCCGGTCTCTATATGACACTCTTCAAACGTCTTGTTAAATTTTGCCATTTCCAATGCATCATCTACTATATCTCTAAAAGGTGGAGGAGCTTCTGCTTGTTCTTTACAAAACCTTTCAAATTCTTTTTCTAATTGCTCAACACTTGTTTTCCTATTTTCGGCATTTTCCAATTGCTCCCGACAATATTTATATGCCATATGGACTACATGCATATCAGCACCATCTTGTGAATTATTTTTATCTGGATGAACCAACAAGGCCAGTTCATAATATTTCTTTTTCAGCTCTTTCAAATTTGACTTGTCTGCATTTACAATACCAAACAAATCATAAGGATTTATTGTCATTTATGACAAATAAGAAAAAACATTATTTTTCTAAACACCTTGCCCATTGTCGTATATAATCAGTTTTTATAACACATTGTAAGCATTTGCCCGTCTTCAAGCAAAAATTTAGATTACAATGTTCACATTGCCTTATACTGTCCAGTTTATTCATAAATGATTCTATAAAGTTTGTAGATTTTTTGTAAAGTGGATCATATGTTTTTGTCCCTCGATTAAGTGTTCCTATTTTATATGTTTTCATATTGAGAAATCTCTTTACGCGATTATAAAGAATATCTTTTAACTCGGTGTCCCAAATAAACATTACAATTTCACGATTATCCTTGTTCAAATCTTTTGTAATGTACATCCTCCCCAATTCAAAATCATATACCCCAAGTACTCTAAACTCAATATATCTAAGTCTATATTTATGAAAATTTACAACGACGTCAAATGCATCTTTGATATGACATTTCAAATACTCTTGTTGAAGAAAGGACTCACAACAATGTAATTCATTCTTTTCACATTTCATACAATGCCATTTATTACATAAACTACAAACGGTAACGTCTTTCAAATGTAATAAATGATAACAAAAATTACATTGTTGAGGATGGTTTAAAACATCTCTTTCACATATGGGACAATATGTCCTACATTGAAAATACCAACAATGTACACACAATTGAAGCTTACATTTCTCGCAATGAGCACACACATCTTCTTTATTTTCATAGCATATGCTACAAAGTTGATGATATTCGGCCATATCTATATAGTTATTTTCTATTATGCTTTTGTTTCTGAATTTGAACTCTTTGACCTATGAGGGTAAGGACCGGGTTTCTTTACACGTTCTGGCTTTGCTCCTTCAGGCTTGCCCCCGTCAGGCTTTGCTCCTTGACTCCTATTTTCTTGTTGCAAATTCCCTTGAGGCCGTTCCCCTTCTGGCCTCTGACTTTGTTGTCTAGGCCCGTCTGGCCTTGGTCCTTGTTGCCAATTTCCTTGAGGCCTTTGGATTTGTTGTCTAGGCCCGTCTGGCATTGGCCCTTGTTGCCATTGTCGTTGAGGTCTTGGCTCTTGTGGACGTGGTTGTGTAGAACCTTCACCACCATTTTGTTGTTGTTGCTCCCTTTTCCTTTCAGCATTCCTCTCCTTGTTCTTGTTGTATTTCTCCTTATTCTTATTGAGACCATACTTACTCTTCTTCTTTGGCTTCACATAATCAGGGTCCTTTGGTCTCACATAATCTGGAATATATGTCTTGAATCGTACACGATATCCTTGGATTTCTACCATTTGCTTCGGGTAACTGAGATTGTCATACTCACAACCTTTATCCCACCATGTAATCAAATCAAGTACTGGGACATCTTTCAACTCTGGAATCCATTTCTTAATATACTCACAATGCTCATCATATTTCCCTGTCTGTTTATAAGGATTAAACTTGCGACGATAGGAGAGAACCCAACACCATCCTTGGCTATTACTCGGAGGATCATAATCTACAAGTTTCTGTGCAAAATATTTCTCACCCTTTCTCCAATCAATATTTAGATCTCTTACTAGGAACATAGCTGCATTCATACGAACACGGTTGTGCATCCATCCAGTCTTGTTAAGACACCTCATCCCCGCATCTACTAAAGGAAATCCAGTTTGACCATTCTTCCATTTCTCAAAGTCCTCTTCACTTTCATTCCATTGGGCTTTCTCATAACGCCCATGCATTGGGGTGCTCTTTTCTCCTATCTGCCCTTTCAAAATCTCTGGAAAATGATATGCTACATATGAATAGAATTCTTTGAAATAAATTTGTCCTACAAGATTGGACTCCTTACCATAAGCCTCTTTTGCTACCTTGAAAACTTCACGGATGCTTACACAACCAAATTTCATATACGCACTCAATTTAGTTGTCCCTTCCTTTGAGGGAATATCATGTTCTTTCTTATACTTTTTAAATCCACCACGTCTTAGGTTTTCTACAATTTCCAAAGCTATATCTCGTCCTCCCTTTTGTTCAACAAATTCATTTGGCTCAAAATACTTGGTAATGTCTTTATCCTCAAAATCCAGCTCTTGTTTAATAAATTTCGTTGTGATTTCTGGAATACTATGTGGTTCAGGAACTGGAATGCGGATAGACCTTCTGTAAAATGGTGTGTAAATTTCATAAGGCTTTCCTTGATTCGTACGAACTTTCTCAATAGGATACATGGTATAATCTTCGTCAAAGAGATAATCAATCCCTTTCCTATCACACCAATATTGTACTTGCTCGTCACGCTTCAAAGCAAATGGTGTAATATCCTTGTTGGAAGCAATACATTTGATTGTAAAAACATCACTCAACTTGTTGAAAACATCTGAATCTTCTCCATTGAAGAAATACAATTTACCATTCTCCTTCTCAAGCTGTCTTTCCAAATCTTTTAGCGATTCAATCATGAATTGAACACAATTGTGACTAAAGTACTCATTCTTTGATGGATCAATTTGATGAGGATTGAAAATGAAAACTGGTAAGATCTTCAAATTCTGCTCATTCGCCCTCTTAACAGTCTCTATAAAAGTAGTATTGTCATGAAGGCGGAAATCTCTCCGAAAAACATAAACAATTATATTTTCCATCTGTATATTTTGAAAGATAAGTTACCTTTATGTACAAGTTTACAATTCAATTTTTTTCAAATTTCAACTTTATAATTTCCTCATTTCTATTGTAAAAGTAACATGACACAATCATTTCTGATGCGTGGTGGTAAAATGTCGTTCGAGAAAAATATTTCAAACATTTTGAAAAACAAGAGCACATTTTTCTGTTTCATGTTAAGCACTCTTATTTTCCAACTTGCAATCACATATAAAATTATGATGCTCGATGTGGAAAGTATTAATGTTGAAAAATATTTCTGGCTTTTTATTGCATCCGAGTTTGCCATTATTCTCATGATGGTATTTCTACCAATGCCATTGGTCGTAAAATTCGCCCTATTTTCAGTGTTTTCTGCTATCAATGGTTTGCTTCTACAAAAAATAAGACAGAGAATACCTGCTCGTGTTATAAAATTCGCTCTATTATCAGCTATTGGCACATTCTTAGCGATGATGGTTTTAGGAATAATACTAGCCGTTTTTGGGATAAACATTGGGTGGATGGGAATTATCCTTTTCGGAGCACTCATTGGATTGATTGTTTCAAATTTCGTAATTCTCTTGACAGGTGAAACAAATGCCGTAAGAAAAACATTATCCACTATTGGTGTAATATTATTCTCAATGTATGTATTGTTCGACACAAATATCATTCTACAAAGAGAGTACTTTGGAGATTTTGTGATGGCTGCCTTGGATTTCTACCTCGACTTCATCAACCTTTTCCTTAGTTTCCTAAGGGGTGCAGAATAATCTATGACATAAAATAAATGGCAACATTACAGATATTTTCAATCATTGTATTGAGCATTATTATAATTATTTCAGCATCTATCTCAAAATCTTACGAGCATTTCACGGATGATATGGTATTTCAAAATCCTAATGTAGAGGTGAAAAATTCAACAATTGAAGGCCGCGGAGTATTTGCTCTTCGCGATTTTGCTCCCGGAGAACTTATTGAACTTGCACCAAGTCTTGTAGATGAATGCAACAATTTCAATGGAAAACTTAGAGATTACATTACAGATACTCTTATAAAAGACAAGTGTGCCATAAATTTAGGATATTTCAATTATTACAATCACAGTGATGACAATAATGCAAATTACTTTGTAGATGCCAAAACATCAAGTATCAAGGTAATTGCTGAAAAAGCAATATCAAAAGGGGATGAAATATTTGTAAATTATGGAGAAGGATATTGGAGCTCTAGAAAAGAAACAACACCAAAGCTATAAATTTCGTTTAAGAATTGTTAGTCCATTATTATTTGAATAGGTCTCAAATAAACACCATTCCGAATTATTTTCTAAAAATTCGTCAATAGCGAACTGCAATCCTTTACGAATTTCTTCCTCGGGATATCCCGTTTCTTGGCTCTGTTGAGCAATATTACACCCTAACCTTACGCTTTCTCCCCTAGTTTTATCTACATCAGTATCATGAAGTGCGATGTATTTTCCAACATTTTGATGATGCTTTTCAAATTCACGTTTGAGATGACCATAAACATGCCATGTATCAATAAACAATAAATCAATATATGGTAAATCTACTTTGGCACTATCTCCTTTGATAAATGATACATCAATGCCTTCCTTTGCTGAATCTTTTATAATTTCATCAAAATTTGGAGCATCATTGATGTCAACACATATCAATATTTTTGTGTCTTGCCCATTAGTTTTCAATCCTTCCAAAAACGCCCATGTCGAAACTGCATCACGGACACCAAGTTCCGCAACAATTTGACATTCTTTGGCAAGCGTCATCAGTCTTTCAAGATGTTGGTTGATATCTGAATCTGTGTTTTTCTTCTGCTCAAAATAATGAGTAATTTTTGATGTCATACTCTTAAATTATATATTGTATCAAGATATTATATCACCATTCGTTTCTGAACTCCAATCAATATTGTCATACACTTCACTCAATCCTCGCTTTTCTAAGCATTTCTTAATCTGTTTTTTCACGTCTTCTTTGTCTCGCTTTGCCAATAACCATCCATGAAATCCTTCTTCATCTTTTGCTGTCTCATAAACTTCACTTGTTACTTCTTCTACCACTTCAATGCAAATTACCTTTTCTGTTTTATCAAAAGCATCTTTGATAATTTTGTAAATTTCTTTTTCGTCCATCATAAAATATTGTTTAGAAAAATCCTTATATACGATTCACTTTATCTGACTAAATTACTGGGTACAAATAAATAAAAAAGGTCAACCCTAATTGGATAGATATGAGTCAAGGATGAAGCGGGCATTGTCT